CAACGGAGCCGCACCGTACAATGCAGACAACATTTGTTGCTCAGGTGCGTATGCTTGTGTTAGCAAACCACCAACATTAGCAAGCCTTTGTGCTTCTAAAGCACCTGCAGTTGTTTGCGCACCTAAGATGTCTCTTGACTGTTGTTCAGCAATTGCCTTTTCCATTGCTAAGGCTTCTGGTGTACCGCCATACATAGCCGTTTGTGTACCTAAGCGTCCTTGAGCGGCTAAACGGTTTTCTAAGGCCAGTCGTTGACGTTCTGTTTCAGGTGCTCGTGTTGCTTGTATTTGTTCGTAAAGCTCACCTGCTGTTGGCCCTGCAGTGCCTGCAAGTGTCTGAGCTTGGCTTAAGAGTGATTGTTGCACTGCTTGTTGCTCAGGCGTCAATGTGGTGCTGATGACACCCTCAGGACTGATTGCTGTAGAGCCTAGTCCCGTTGTTACAGTGTATGGTGTGAAGTCAAGCTCACCCATAGCACCTGTTTCAATTCCTTCAATTGCTCCCGGAACAGTTTCTCGTGCTTGCTTAAGGTAATCAAGGATTCCTTCACCTGCATAATAAGGCAGTAAAGCAGTTCCTGTTTCTAGTGCTCCACCAAACAAACCTGTTAGCGTATCACCAAGGTTAAAATAATCAGCTATGCCACCAAACGCAGTATCTTCATAAGCCATTAGTATGTTCCTCCGTCAATTGTACCGATTGTAGCCGTACCAGTGACGGTTAGTGTCCCCGCTGTAACAGTACCCGTGAATGTTGGACTTGCTGTGTTTGCTTTGGTAGCTACAGCAGTCGCAATGTTGTTGAACTCTGTATCGATCTCCGATCCCTTTACGATTTTAGAAGGATTACCAGAAGCAAGGTCATCCTTAGCCGCAAAGTTGACGGTTTTAGTATAATTGCTCATTAGACAATCCTTCCTACTAATGCGTGTATATCAATTTTCTGAATAGAGAATGGAGCATTGTTAATCTGTGCTTCCAATCCAATTTGTACTACAGTGCCTGAGCCTGAAGTATTTACTCGTGGTTCTTGAATGACAACACTGGCGTTATATTCTGCCTCTGATGTGTTGTACTCAGCAATACCATACTCAGCTACGTTTGACGATGCAAAGTTAAACACCTCACGAATGTATGCTGAAGTGTAGTCATAGCCCCAGTTAAGGGTTGCTTGAGTGTTCTGACCACCAATAATTGTAATGTTGAGTTTCTTAAGGAACTTAAGATTCGACTGAGCCTGAAAGTCAAGATAGGCTGAGAAGTATCTAAACTGATAGCTGTTGTTGTTATCGTTGTAGCCCTTGTACTCTGAGATGCCATCATTGTCCCCAAGCAATAATGTACCGTCTCTTTTGGTACAAAAGGCCCTAGGGGTAATACCAGTCCACAGCGTTGCCCTGTGGCTCCCGTTTTGTAACTGCCCTCGCATATCAAAACAGTATATGGCGTTACTGGTGGGAAAACTGATTAGATAGAAGGCTTCATCTTCAGAGTATGCTGACTTAATTGGAGCACTCTGGATGTTAGCCAATCCCATCAAATCTGTACGGACATTCTTAGAGATGTCTCGCATTGGTAAGCTCTTCTCTTGAATGACACGATTGAAACTACGGACACCTGAGTCAGCCAAGAAGATAAGGTCTTGTCCTGTACTCTGTAGGCTGTCTCTAGCAATACAACCGACACCTGTGATACTGTCTGCTAACGACATTGTTGCAGGGTCTTGTGGGCCTTGGTAGACGAGAATCTGACGTTTGCCAAAGATCACAAGGTAGCCATTGTGTGTTGCTAGTGCTTGAATCTCATCACTCTGGTCTGCCCATACTTTGTTGACGTTGATGCTACCAGAGCTTCCTTCATCCCAAGAAAACCCATTGAGTAGGTCTGACCAGTAGATTGTAGATTTAGCAGGATTGACAGCCCATAGGCGTCCGTAGCCTGCAATCACTTCATTACCAGTAGGAACAGTTCCTGAGTAGTTAGGATGGTTCTCTACAAGGTCGCAAGTGGTTCCATCGTAGTAGATAGGGTCTTGTGAGTCTTGGAATAGAAACAGATTACCATTAAACGTCACACCTTTCCAGTTGTCTGCAGTGATTGTAGCGGCAACAGGAGTAATGTCTGTTAGTGTAGTCTCACCAGTGAACACCTTGTTATTACCAGTGGACACCGTAGTGACTGTTCCGTCTGTATCTAAGAACTCAAAAATGCCCTGAAGTGGTGCAGAGCCTAAGGCCGCATTGTCTGTTGTTTGTACTTCATAGCCCTTACGAGCACCTATGCGTCCAAACTGGTCAATGACAGCATTCTCTGCAATCAAACAAAACTCTGTACCGACACTAATAGGGCTGTCTTGGGTGTTGATCCCTGCAAAGCCCGGAGCGGCAATCGTAATGTTTCTGAGTTGCTGTGCCATTAGATTGTTTTCCAGACTGTTTCTTCAGGGTGCTTTTGTGCATCTAAAGCAATTGCATCAGACAGTGCCTGTTGTGCAAACAACACTTGCTCACGTCCTGACTGACCACCTGTCTCACCACGTTCACGTAGTGCGTAAGCATAAGCCCACTGAATGACAGGATCATCAGGAATAAGTAGTTCGTCTGAGTTTTCAGTAAAGCGTTCTGTACGTTTAACAACTTCAAAACGAATAATGTAAGCACTGCCGGGAATAGGATAGATGTCCACCTGAGTGTCACCTGCGGCATCTACACCGTTGAAGCTATAGTACGCAGGTTCACCACTGGGAGCATTTTCATTCAAGAACGCATTAGACATCCAATCAGCAGTTTGGTAATTTAAAAACCGATTGTTGGTATCGTCAATGACACGAAAAACTTTAACACGTTGTCCTGAGCCTGTCAGAGTGTAGTTAAAGACACCTTCAGACGTTGTAGCTGTCAAGGTTGTCCTTAATGGTGACCAGTCCCAAGCATCTTCACAATAGCGTTTAGCATCATTGACAAATTCACCAATGAGTGCAGAGTATGTGTTTTGGTCTACATCGCTCACTGTTGTTTCACGTAAGCGTCTTAAGACAGCATTTACAAGTTCTAAATAGTTCATCTCATCTCTCAGTATACACTATTTTTGTTCATTTGTCAAGACCTACGTTGAAAATTCCCAAGCATACCTAAGGGTTGCAGGCCTGCTAGGAAGTCAAACTGTGTTTGGTATTGTGATCCGGGTTGTTCTTCTTCAGTAGGAGCCTTAGCACCTCCTGTGGTGCTTAGGCCACCTAAGAGTCCTGCGAATTGCATGAGGTCTAGTGTGGGCTTAGAAATATCTGGGCCATCTACTTCTGGTAAATCTGGGCCGTCTATGCCTAGGTCAACGTCACCCAACTCTACTTCAGGTGTCTCGACTTCAGGAAGATCTATGGATACCTCTGGTAAATCTACATCAACATCGCCTAAACTTAAGTCAACTCCATCAATACCTAAGTCAACTCCATCAATACCTAAGTCTACATCTCCTAAACTTAAATCTGTGTCAATTCCTAAGTCAACCTCAGGAAACTCAACCCCACTAATGTCAATACCTAATCCTTCAATTTCTGGTATTGACAGTCCTCCTTCAAATAAAGACAAAGCAACTGCAGGTATTGTTGGGAATCTAGCGTTAATATCACCAACAAAGTCTGGGAAACCACCTAAGTCAATACCTAAGTCACTTAAGCTAAATCCGTCAACTTCAACGTCAACATCAGCACCGGGAATTGTACCGCCTTCTTTATAGTAGGTTTTAGCACCTTCAAATAACGCATCATCAAATTCTAAACCCTCGTCAAGTGCTACACCTGTAGATAATGCGGCTTTAACTCCTGCAATTTCATTAGTTGTTGTTGCTCCAGTTGCATCTGCAATGTCATCGGCATAGTTATTAACAACACTTTCTGCAACACTTGTACCTGTTCCTACTTCTAAAATAACATTAGATGCCTTAGGATTATTACGGATAACATCCCCGGCATCTGTTCCAAGTGTCGCATCGGTAGCGTCTGCAACACCGTTAATAATGTCCTGTCCAAATGTACCAACAAGAACTTTAACTTCGTCTTCACCGTCAATAATTTTTCCGGCAGATGTAACAACTTTTTCTACAGTTTCATTAGTAGCCGCTTGAATAGCTTCATCAAATGCTGACGGGTCTTCAATGGTGCTTCCTAAATCACCCTCATCAAATCCTAAACCAGTTGTATCTTGATAAGCCTCTGCACCAGATAACGCCATGTTAGCGTATTGACTAGCAGAAGGATTATCTCCATCGTCATGGGTTAAAATTACATCAGTTGTTGCCGCTACAAATTTAGTTAGTGGATCAGGAGAAACACTTGCAACAACTTTGATAGCCGCACGAACATACTCGTTTTGAAGTGCTGATCTTAATTGTTCTGAACCTTCTCTTCCAATATCTTCAACACCTGCTAATGCATCTGAAATACCGCCAAGAGCGTTGTCAAGCACTTTAATACCAGAAAAGTTATCAAACATTCCACCTTTTTGATAACGAACACCAGTGTCAGTAACAATACCTCTTGTGTCATTTATGTCAGTAAAAGCACCATTTCCAGTTTCTGAATATTGAATGGTTGTATTGTAACTATCATCTTGAATATATGTAGGTTTGCCATTGACCATAGCAAAACCTTTAATTTCATTAAATGTACCGCCTAGAGCACTATAGGCATTGTCT